GAGTGGTTCCTGTTGGGGGTCCTAAAGTAATTTCAGAATAAGCTTTACTAATAAGCTTGCCACCTTCTGCCTTCACTGATTCAGGAACACGTCCAATTTTAACTTCTGCAACTTCTTGACCACTAGTTTTTTCTTGTGTTACTATTCCAGCATAAGCATTTGTACCAGGAGTAGCAGTAATTTGCTCTGTTGATGCATTCCAATATACAGGATCACCAGCACTGAAGGTATCTCCTGAAGCTGCTGGAATCTCAAAAACACCTTCAAGATGCATAGAACCAGTTGCACCATTTAAAATGTCTTCTCCAGCAATACCAATAAAATCATTAATTACTGTTACTTCACCATAATCAATTGTTGAACCACTACTGTTTGCATAATCGATTGTTCTACCATTTTGTTTAAATTGTGCAATTGCCATAGTTTTATCCCTTCTATTAACTGTATTAACCTAATAACTTGTATTTTGAACCTTTTATAAATTTATCCCTGGAAGTTTATTGAAAACTCCCAGGGATATCTAAGGGGTATGAGGATCTAATTTATTCAGAAGAACCAGGATCTTTGTACATAGCTCTATAATCTAAAGCGGTAACACCATAATCTGCAATTATCCGGAATAATATTCCAAGGAATTCAAATCCAACTTGACTTTCCAGAATTGGTTCTTCCTGACCATTCAAATAAGTGACTTCAATTGTTTCAGCTTCATCAGGATCAGCAGCTAAATACCAGGCTATTGAACTGTAATTATCCAGTTCAGCATCAATAACTGGTTCTAATCCATTTTCATAAACGTTGGCTACACCTGCATGATCACCTGCTGGATCAGCAGTAGACCTAATAATTTGTTTAATAGTTAATCCTAATGATGCTGGAGAAAGTACAAATCTTGGCGCTATATTTAAAGTTTCCTTCTCACGCTGGTTTTTCTGCTTTCTCATGGCTTGCTCGCCTTTATCAAAAGCAGTTACAGAAGGAGCACTACCGCTTGAAGCCAAATTTTTGTGTGAAGCGGTATGGAATAAGTCTATACCATCGTAAATTTTAGGATTTCCACCCAAAATTGCATATACAGCTTTATTTATTCCACGCTCTGCAGCTCTTACGTATGCTGCTGGCATTTTAGTGAGTACAGAAAGATCATCATTGATCATAGCTTCACGGGTAAATCCCCACATTCTGGCATATGTACATACTTTTTTGGATACGCCTTCATCCTGGACTTGATCAAATTTGATTTCCCCATTCTGGTAGACTCTTTCTAAATCACCAGCTTCAGATATTCTATAATGAGTAGCCGTTTTAAAGTCAGTATTACTACCCTTCCCTACCCATGCTTTATAAGTAGTTCTAGCCGTTCTATATGCCTGACTCATTGATTTATTGACACTAGAACTGAGAATTGAACTAAACTGAGAATCAGGAGTTAATGCTCTTTTAAATAATTCAGTATCAGAAAGCCTATGAGCATTTCTGACGCCTAATCTTTCAAGGCATTCAATAGCTAAATCTCTTAATTTCATTCCTCTAAAGTCCATAGCACCATCAGCAGGCTTTTCAATTCTTATTCCACCACGCATAATAATAGCATCTGAGGCAGCTTCTCTGATTTTATCGACTTCATCAGAAGTAACCCTTACATCTTCACCTACCGAAGCTTCTAAAGGTTTTCTTTCAGCTTTTAATTTGCTAAGAACTGCTTCCCTTACTTCATCAACACTATTGCCGTTATTAACAAAATCATCAGGACTCATATCAAATTCCCTGCAAATAGAATTAATCTCTGAGACTCTTTGTCTTTCTTTCTTAATAGCCTCTTCTCTCTCAGTCTCAAGATTTCTATTATCCTCTTGGTTATTTGGTTTCTGTTCTGTTTTTACTTGTTGTTGCCCTTGTTGTCTGTCTTTTTCACCCATTTTCTCTAATCCTTCCTGTATATAACTATCAACCTTTTTTTCAATCAGCCCTTCAATATCCCGGCCAATTCCTACAGAATCATCAGCAGGTACAGATACAACAGATACTTCCATAGGTTCCCACCTGGTAACAACTTCGCAAGGTCCTTCAAAACGCCCATTACTGGAAGTTTTTCCAGCTGAAACCTCTTCTATTGCATGTATCATATATCCTACTGATACACCTTTTAGCGTCCCATTATTGACTTTTGTAAAAATCTTTTCGGCTTCAGGATCATCATCAAAGACAATATCACAATAACATCTCTTCTCTTTTTCTTCTAAGTAGGCGTTTTCTATCCTGCCTAATACATAATCTCTTTGATGATTGAATAAACTAACCCCTATATCGTTAATTCTTTCTAAATCAACACTATCTAGATCATGTTGTAAGTATTCAATCCCATACCAGCGAAAAACTGCAATTTCAGAAGAAAAAGAAACTTTAACCCGCCTATCTTCCTGGTTAACTTCTCTTACGGCCAGGGCAAAAGTACTCCTATTCTTTGCCCCTATCTTTGGCTTTTGCCCTTTGGTCATCTTTAACTAGCCTCCATATTTAACTTTGCTAACAATTTTTCTTCCAATTCCTTTTCTTTTGCTCTTTGAACCAGAACATCACGCCAATCTTCCCCTCGTTCTGCACATAATTGAGCAAGTGTTACCTGATTAGATTCTAAAGCTCTTTGATTTGCAGTAATTTCTTTCATTGGATCAATCCAGGACCATCCTGGAGGTATCCAGACATGTCTTAAATATTTCTGCTTATTATTGAAGAAATCATTTACTTTAAGCTTTCCTGAGAGGTAAAGAGATTCCATAAAGGTTTCATAAACAGGTATATTAAAGTGTTCAATAATAAATTTTTGCCACATTTTATAAGTTTTCTGGTCTTCAAGTAATCCTTGCCGGGCACTTGAATAATTAACCTGGCTCATATCTCTGCTAACAGACTCATAACTTAATCCTTGTCCTGCTCCTGCAAGTCTTTGCTGCGTTTGAATAAATTCTTTTGCATTACTTGATTGCCCTTGTGGATTTGCCACCTCAACGCTATCACCTGGATGAAGTTCTGTAATCATTCCAGGTGCAATATTTTTCTGAGTATAACCACTTTGAGAATCTTTATTTTGTGAACGATAACCAGGTGTTAGAGCGGTAGGAGTGTGTTTTTTAATAAAAATACTAAAGCAGGCTAGAATTCTTTCTTTAACTGAAACAGCTTCATTAAATTCATTGACATCTCTTACTCTTTCAGCAGCAATAGCCAGGTTTGATACCTCTCTAACTTGAGTAGGTCGTGTTTTTTTATACAGAAAAATTACCCTATCAGCAGGTATTCTTTCACTTTTACCGTTTTCAAATCCATCTACAGTTCTTATTTTTAAATAATAAGCGATAGGTTCGTTATAAGAGTTTAATTCTATACCATTAACAACTTTATTGCCATTTTTAAGCCTGCACTGGTAATATGAGCTATCAAGATCATCTACTTCTCTTGCTTGAAGCACAAAAGAATAATTTCTATTTTTATCCTTTATATAATTTTTGATAAAAATAATACCACCATCGACCATTAAACGCCTTATGGTCAGAGCTTGAAGCTCAGAAAAACTTTGTTGTTTTGTTATGTCACAATTTTGAGGCTTAGACCATTCCTCAAACTCTGTTTCTATAAGTGTATTTAAATTATCATCCTCTATTTTGTTGTTAGTAAGTATTTTAGACTGTAATTTTATTCCAGTTCCAACAACATTACGCTCAAAAGGGCTTACCAATGCTTCTGCAATATCACTATTACGCTCTAAATCTCTAGCTCTAGCCCTTAAAACACCTCTTTGAGCTTGATTTATTTGTTCAGCCGTACCATTAACAGGATTCCATGAGGAATTTATACGATCAAAACCACCAGCATCATAACCCCTTAATGCTTGTCTCCAGGCTAAACGATCATAACCTTGACGGGGATTAAAATAACTGATAAATCTATCAATTATATTCATTCTTATTTGTTTTTCTACCATTATCTATTACCTACAAATCTAGCTACATAGGTAGTTCCAGCAATAGAAGAGTTATCATTTTCTTCAATTCTTCTTAAAATATCTCTTCTTTCCTGATAAAGTAGGGATAAATCAGGTTTTTTAAAATATCTTGAACCTATCTTATATTCCTGAGCACCTTTTTCAATTTTACTTATCGCTTCATTTATTTGTGTTAACTGTTCTTGTAAGTTCATCTTATCCATGACCCCTTATTGCTTAACCATCTATCACTATCTATCCAACTTTTTTCTTTATTCATATGTCTTTCTACTTCTTGAATAGGAAGATTAATCTGATCTGCTTGAATCGTTCGTTTATATGGTTCTATATCTTCAGTTTGAACGTACCTAACCTGTAATAGGTCTGCTGCGAAGCTTGCATATACTTCACAATCAAGATAATGATTAGGTGTTTTAGTTCCTTTTGTCTTCCATTTATAAACTACTCTATCGCCTTTTTTCTCTTTAACTTTTTCTTCAGCACAAATCTGTTTACAATAATCGATATCACAGCCTTTATATACAAACCATCCACCTCTTTTGCTAGTCCTCTTTAACCTTCCAGCAATCATATCTTTATATTGACCACCATCAACAATATAAAGATTCATTCCATGAGCTTTACTTCCTATCCTATCAATACTAGAAATACTAAATCTTTTTAGTAAATCTCTACTGGATCCTTTTACAGGTACAGCCCAATCATAATTCTGGGCGCAAAAGTCATACACTTCATCTGTTCTGTCTCCTGAGTCAATAGCACATATTTGAACCTGGAATAATTCCCCTTTTTCATTCCTAAAGGGCATACTCATTATGTATTCAATTTCATCCCAGGTATCCACAATTCCATGAGCAATATTCCAACTGCTCATAAAACCACCCCAGGCCCTTATAGTGTAATAGAAATTTGTTTTTTGTACGTCAACTCCTGCTGTTAATAAAAATGCTTCATTAGGAACCGTTGCTTCATTATATTTAGACTGTCTTTCGAGTATTACCTCGTGATCTAATTTAATTTGAGTTGCTTTCCAGGGTTCAGCTAACCAGGAATTCACAAAATTCATTAAAAGATCTGGAAAATTCTCACTTCTTTTAAATTCAGAAGCAACATCTCCAAAACGAACCCAGGGAGAATATAAAGCATTCAAATGAAAAGCTGTTTTTCTTTTACCTTCTTTCTTCAAAGATATCCATTCACCATTTTTTAGCATCAATGGCTTATGTCTATCTGATATTATCCCTTTACAAGTTGTACATTCATAATAAGCACTGTTTCTTATCTCATCATCAGTTTTAGCTTCTTTATTCCATTTAATTTGTTGAAAGATTAATTCCTGATAATCACCACAATGAGGACACGGTACATAATATTTGTATTGACTATGGGCATTTAGCCATTCTTGCCATATCGGACCTTCTACCAGGGTGGGAGTTGAGGCCGATATAATTTTTTTATTAGTAGCAAAAGTTTTTGTTCTTTCCCTGGCTAAACTCCTGGGATCTGCTTCTCTTCCTGAATTTGTAGGATACTTATCAAGCTCATCCATTAAAAGAAAGCGTATCGGTCTAGTTGCTAAGGAAGCTGGACTATTTGCACCTGATAAACAAAGGTACATTCCAGTAAATTGAAGTTCTAGATCTTTGCTTTCTCTATTATTATAGTGTTTTCTGGTAGCCTCACTTAATTCAATTAATGGCTGTAAGCGGTTTTTACTTGTATATTCTGCTAGTTCAAGTGTGGGATAAACAACCAGGGTAGGACTTTGATCCTGGCTAATTATATAGCCGATAATATTGTTTAATGTCTCTGTTCCACCTACTTGAGTAGGTTTTACAAAGATAATCTCTTCTATTTCAGGATCCTTAAAGGCATCCATTATTGCCCTTAAGTATGGAGTTCTATCTGTTACCCATCTTCCAGGTTCGGCTGATGTTTTTGAATCTAAGATTCTATATTTATCTGCCCATTCAGAAACCGTTAACTTTTCTGGAGGTTTTAGCGCTTGAAGTCCTTGCAATAACCATTGAGGCAAATCATTTTTTCTGTTTTGGTGCTTTGTAGATACCATTTACGTTTAACTGTTCTAAAGCATCAATAACTATATCGTTTATGTACGATTCAATTCTTCTAGCCTCAATAGGATCAATATAAGCACTGATTTCATTACTTAATTTCTTTGATAAACCTAATAAAGAACGTTTCAATATAATAAAGAATCTTGATAACTCACTTACAATAATTTCTTTT